TAACTATTTCTCAATTTGATATAGCCATTCTTAGAATAATATATTCTGAAATAACGACTATATTTACTATAAGATTATTGTTAAATGAAAAAGAATTTACTAATGAAAATAGCAATTACGACATTTAATATAGATTAATTTATAAAATTGGCGTTTTAAATGTGCGAAGGTGTAATACATTTAACTTGGATGGCGATGCACTTGTCTTAACCTCACTCTATAGTTTATTCGATTATATTGAAATCAAATACCATTCGTCAATAAAGAAAATAATTCTATATTGACGAATGGTATTTTTGAGAGTAAATCAAAAACAATCCTTATGATTGAATGGAAAAAACAAATGATGAATTTGTTAGGTATAAAATTTGGAAAAATCGGATGGTGTGATATTGGTAGTGCAATTCTCCAAGATATGTACAATAAAAATTCTGGGTTATATGATAATTATACCATTTTTAACGGGTTAGATAATTTGTATCCAGTTAATTGGGATAAATGTGTAACCGAATTTGTATATAAACCATACGATAATTATAAAAACATTATTCGCGAATATCAACCATTAGTAGTATTGGTAAATTCGGTGTATAAAAAATTAGAAGATAAAACAGAGAAAGAAATATTAGAATGCGACATGCCTATTAATTATTTTATTAATAAATCTTTTGATAATAAATTTAAAAGTGTAAATACGCGAAGTAATTATAATATGCGGACAAATAATATTAATTAATCTATAGTTGTATCTTAATAATGTCGCTTGAACTAAGAAAATTTAGTATGAAAGACATCAGTTTCAAACCAAATGAAAATAAAGGTCCTGTAGTAGTTCTAATAGGTAGAAGAGACACGGGTAAATCATATCTAGTTCGTGATTTATTATGGTATCACCAGGACATACCGATTGGAACTGTGATATCCGGCACAGAAGCTGGAAACGGATTTTATAGTTCGCATGTTCCCAAACTTTTTATTCACGACGAGTATAACGCAGTAATAATAGAAAATATTTTAAAACGTCAAAAAACTGTTCTTAAACAGATAAAAAAAGAAATGGAAACATACAAAAGAACAAATATAGACCCGAGGGCATTCGTAATATTAGACGATTGTTTATACGACGCCACTTGGACAAGAGATAAAATGATGCGACTGTTGTTTATGAACGGGAGACATTGGAAAATTATGCTAATAATTACGATGCAGTATCCACTTGGAATTCCTCCAAATTTGAGAACGAATATTGATTATGTATTTATTCTAAGAGAACCTTATATCGCCAACAGAAAACGTATATGGGAAAATTACGCGGGAATGTTTCCCACATTTGAATCGTTTTGTCAAGTAATGGACCAGTGCACAGAAAATTACGAATGTCTAGTAATTAATAATAACGCCAAATCTAATAAATTACAGGACCAGATTTTCTGGTATAAGGCCGAACACCACGCCGATTTTAAACTTGGATCAAAAGAGTTCTGGGAATTATCGAAAGATTACAACTCGGACGACGGCGAAGAAGTGTATGACCCGGCAAATGTAAAAAAACGGGGTCAGGGACCAAAAATTATGGTGAGAAAGAACAAATGGTAGTTTGGTTGCTAGCATATATGCGTTTTATATTTAGTCTAAATTTAAATTTAAAATTATACAATATAATATAATATGACAGACCGAGAAATCTTAAATTTATTGTCTATTAAACAATTTACAGAACTTCAGCAATCCGAAGTTATGCCAATTGTCTTAAAATTTGGAGCACCTTGGTGTGGTCCATGTAAAGCAATAAAACCTTTATGCGACCAGTGGTTTAAACTAACGCCTGGGTTTATTTACATTGATATAAATATAGACAATGATAGCGAATTATTTATTGCTTTAAAATCCAAAAAAATGGTTAAATCTATTCCTACTTTATTATTTTACAGCAATAAAGTAAAAAGGGATAGTTGGTATATTCCAGACGATTCTGTTATAGGCGGAGATATTAATCAAGTGTATGCATTTTTTGATAGATGTAATATGACCACAAAAAAGTTTTAAGGAGACGCATATCGGTCGTTCGTACATTTATCCGTCGGTTGAAAAATACTTCAATATTATATTCATAAACGACACAATTATTAAATTAATGAACGATGCACCATACACGACGTATTTTGATGTAACACTATCTCCTCCACACGTCTGTTTCTGTAAAAGATAAAATAATGAAACTAACTGTATCATGATAAATAATGTACTAATCCACGAGAATTGGTTATACGACTCTGATAAATTACCCTGATTTATTTTTTTATAATATGTCATATTTATGCCCAAAAGCCATACTAAAATTATCAAAGTTATTAGAGAAGGGAATGAATTAACTACCAACCCTTTTATAAATTCTACAATGTTATTGTCTAGAGTAGGTTTGTTCGAAAGAAGAGCAAACGAGAGAAATATTGCGGTAAAAATTGTGCCTATAATTACACCGTAACCCCATATAGAAGCATTTGCCGGACCACTGCTCCCGTTAGCAGTAGTATTACTATTAAAAAAAAGTTTAATAATAACACCTACGAGCGAAAATCCTATTAAATTATTTGTAATATATGAATTTTTACATTGTATTGCCGACATTTATATATATAAATAAAATGTTTATTTCAACAAAGACATTAATAATGATATTCTTCCGTCTAAAACAAACACTAAACTGGTAAGTTCTTTTATTTCAATGTCTAGATTTAAAACTCTATAAGAGTGTAACCATTTTTCGTTATACTCTTCTACTTCCTTTTTTATAAAATCTCTTAAATATTCTATCCTCCTAATCAACTCTTCTACGTTGGCCTCGCAAACGCGCGAAATTTCGTCGTGCTTTATCTTACTGCATATAACATTGACCATATCAATCTTAAGGTCCATATCGAGTGATTTGAGTTTTGAATTAATATCGTTGATATGTTTGCTACTTTCCGAACCCCCAATTATAAACGACACACTACCGCACACAAAATTTATCGTATTTGATACGATTCTATTTATTATATTGCTTCCAAATAATGTCGCAAGACTTCCGCCTACCACGTATCCTAGCATCTATATTAATAATATATTTGTTTCTAAATATATTATTACATCGTAATATTAATATAATATTATCGCTCCCGGTTGGGATTGAACCAACAACCTCTCGGTTAACAGCCGAACGCGCTAGCCAATTGCGCCACGAGAGCTATATCTTATTTAATAAAGTCTTGTAAAATAAATTATTTATTTTGTATTTTATTTGTTAATGTTATTATTAATATTAATATTAGTTTATGCGGTTGGAAGTGCGACCGCGACCACTGCCTTGGTAAAATGAGGACTCATATATCGCTGGAGATTGAAGTATGTAAGACTTTCTCCTTCGGGAATTTTCAACAAGGTCTTCATCTTTGCATCAGCCTTAATGATTCGTCCATTTTCTTTATCTTGAAGATTATTTGCCCGAATGTATGCGTTAATTTCTCGGGTTACTTCGGTTCGCGCCATCTGTACGCCTGGCTGCTTTCCCAAAAACAAAGCAAGTTCTTGCGTGATAGTTGTAGGTTTAACAAATCCGCTTGGCGCACGATTGACATTCTTATTCTTTCGGCGAATAGACGCTTTCGCAATATTCTTCATATCACGATTTGCTTTCTTTTCAAGAACCTTAAAATCGGTCTTAAGTTTAGAGACTAAATTTCCTAAAAGTTGCAATTTTGCAACAAAATCAGAGAATTCGGTATTTTGGAGAACTTCGACTGATTGTAGAACAGGTTCTGGAACAACAACTGCGCTCAAAACTTCAACCTTTACGCTTTTAGCAGACTTGGGTTTAGCGGAACCCTTCTCAACCTTTGCCCGCTTTTCTTGCGCTTGTGTCGGTGCAGGTGCTTGCACTTGCACTTCTTCAACTACTACTGGTGCCTTCTTAGACTTAACCTTTGGGGTTTGTGGTTGGGTAACACTAGCAGTTACATTCGCGCTTGTAGCAGATTTCACAGTTTCAGATTTAGTTCGTTGCATCCTAATACTATATAATAGTATTTCTTTTTAAGTTATTTTACGCAATAATGTATCATATAATAGGTATCAATTTAAATGTTATTTTAAGATTAATTTATATAATTTTTCCTTAATTATATAAATTACTAAATTATATGGCGACGAATCGCATAGTATTAGAGCATTAAATTATTGTGATTATGCGTTTGCGGCAGCAGCAGCCTGCGATGCGGCAGCACCGGCGGCACGAGCTGCGGCAGCAGCGGCAGCAGCGGCTTTACCTGCGGCAGCAGACGCGGCAGCAGATTTACCTGCAGCAGCGGCTCTTCCTGCGGCCTTACCTGCGGCGGCAGCTCTTCCGGCGGCAGCACCAGCGGCTTTACCTGCGGCAGCAGCGGCACTTGCGGCTTTACCGGCGGCTCTGCCTGCAGAGCGGGCGGCAGCAGAAACAACGCGACCTCTAGTTCGATTCTTTTTGGTACCCTTTCTGTTTCTTCTAGTTCGTTTTGTCATAGCCATTATATATTTACAAAACAAAATAATTTTTAATTATTTAATTAAATTAATTAAATAATCTAAACTAAACATCTAAATAAACTAAACATCTAAATAAACTAAACATCTAAATAAACTAAACATCTAAATAAACTAAACATCTAAATA